GCCATGCCCATCAACGCAAGCGCGAGCCGCCACACCTGGGCGGCCCGCATCAACCAACCCCCGGCGGCCCGTGCTGCTGCACCTTCTTCGCAACCCGCAGCGGCCGCTGCACCCCTGGAGACCGACCCCATGCCTCAGCCCACCAACCCGGCGGCTCCCGCCGATGCTCAAGCCATCGCCGCCGCTGCGGTGCGCGCCGAGAACACCCGCATCAGCGAGATCCGCGCTGCGCACAAGGCCTATGCCCGCAACAAGCCGGAAGCCGACGCCCTGCTCGACAAGGCCATCAGCGACAGCAACATGACGCTGGCCGCCTTCAAGGCCGAGCTGCTCGAGATCAACGCCAAGGGCACCGAGCCCCTGGCCGGCGGCTACGTGGTCACCACGGAAGACGAAGGCGACAAGCGCCGCAAGGCCATCCGCGCCGCGCTGGAAATCCGCGCCGGCCTCTCGGCCAACGACAGCGCCAACCCCTGGCGCGGCCACACGCTGGGCGAGATCGCCCGCGCCTGCCTCACGCACGCTGGCGTGCGTGACATCCCGGGCAGCAAGATGGACATGATCGCCATGGCCTTCACGCACAGCTCCAGCGACTTCCCGCTGCTGCTGGCCAACATCGCCAACAAGGCGATGATGAAGGGCTACGACGAGGCCGACGAGACCTTCCAGACCTGGACGACCGCCGGCAGCCTGCCCGACTTCAAGGTGCAGAGCACCGTCGACCTGGCCAGCTTCCCCTCGCTGCGCGCAGTGGGTGCCGGCGGCCAGTACAAGTACGTGACGGTGGGCGACCGCGGTGAATCCCGCGTGCTGGCCACCTACGGCGAGATCTTCGGCATCAACCGCCAGACGATCATCAACGACGACCTGGACGCCTTCTCGCGCATCCCGCGCAAGATGGGCCGCGCGGCCATCCGCACGGTGGGCAACCTGGCCTACGCCGTGCTCACCGGCAACCCGAACATGGCCGACGGCCAAGCGCTGTTCAGTGCGCCGCACGCCAACCTGCAGACGGCTGCCGCACCCAGCACCGCAGCCATCGACCTGATGCGCGTGGCCATGGCCCGCCAGAAGGACGTGGGCCAGGACACTGGCTCGCTGAACATCCGCATGCGCTATCTGATCGTGCCGATCTCGCTGGAAGGCGCGGCCAAGGTCGTGCGCGACAGCCAGGTCGAGGTGCTCAGCACCACCACGAAGAACAACACCGTGCCCAACAGCGTGGCCGGCACCTTCGAAGTGGTCAGCGATGCCCGCCTGGACGATGCCAGCGCGTCGATCTACTACGGCGCGGCCGACCCGGCCATGCACGACACCGTGGTCGTTGACTATCTCGACGGCAACCAGGCGCCCACGCTGGAGCAGCAGAACGGCTGGAGCATCGACGGCGTCGAGTTCAAGGTGCGCATGGACGCCGCCGCCAAGGCCCTGGACTGGAAGACCCTCCAGCGCAACGGCTGAGCCTGAGCCTCATCACCTGAAGGAACTGACACCATGAAGAACTTCGTCGCCGAAGGGCTCACGATCGACCACACGCCTGCGGCGCAGCGCCTGTCTGGCGCGGCAACGCTCATTGGCACGCGCATCGGCGTGGCCGTGGGCGATGTGGCGGCCAACACGCAAGGCGTGTTCCGCATCAAGGGCGTGTTCACGTTGCCCAAGCTCGGCACCGACGTGGTTGCCCAGGGCGCGCTGCTGTACTGGGACAACACCAACCTGCGGCTGACCACCACCGCCTCGGGCAACACGCTGGCCGGCTACGCCTACGCGGCTGCCGGCAGCGGCGTGGCCACGGTGCAGATCGACATCAACGCCTGACGCGCACGGCCATGGTCGTCTTCGCAGCCCAGGAGCAGAGTGTCGGCGCCGCCATCATGGCGGGGCTGGCCAATGCGCGCCTGGTGCCTGCGGGCGGGGTGGCCGTGCCGTGCGTCTTCAGCCGGCCGGTGGCCGACAGCAGCATCGGCACGGCAGGCATGGCCAGCCGAGGTGCGCTGGTCTCCTGCTTGGCCGCTGACGTGGGCGAAGATCTGCAGCGCGACAGCCTGCTGCGCGTGTACTGGGATGACCAGCTCGTGCGGCCAGCGGGTCAGTACCGCGTGCGCGACCGCGACGACGATCTCGAAGCCGGCATGGCCCGGCTCGATCTCGAGCTGGTTGCAGCCTGAGCCGCTGGCCCACCGGACAAGGCCGGCCAGCATGAACCTCACCATCCAGGTGCAAGGGCTGCAGCAAGTGCAGCGGCGCATCGCCAGCCTGCCCCGGCAGCTGCGCTTTGCGGGTGCCGGCGCGCTGAACGACGCCGCCTACAAGGCCCGGGCCGATCTGCAGGACCAGCTGCGCAGCGCCTTCGACCGGCCCACCCCGTACATCGTCAACAGCCCGCGCGTGGTGCTCGCTGCCACGCCTGAGCGCCTGCAGGCCTGGGTGCGGCCCGCCTACCAAGGCGGCAAGGGTGTGGACCCCGACAAGGTGCTGCTGGCCCAGGTGCTGGGCGGCGTGCGCCGTGCCAAGCGCTTCGAGGTGGCTCTGCGCCGCGCCGGCGTGCTGCCCAACAACATGGCCGCTGTGCCGGCCCGCTGGGTGCTTGCCGATCCGTCGATGGGTGACGGCTACGGTGGCGTGAAGGGCAGCTTCATCGTGCGCCTGCTCAGCGTGTTGCAGGCGTTTGGTGAGCAGGGCTACCGGGCCAACATGACCGCCCGAAACATTGCCAAGCTGTCGGGCAAGGGTCGGTGGGTCAACGGGCGCTTCTACGGTGCTCAGACAAAGAAGGGTTCCGGCCGTCAAGGTGCTATGGCCCTGGGGCAGGGCGGCGTCGAGTACTTCGTCAGCCGCGGCAAGGGTGAGTTCACCGGCCGTGGCAGTTGGAAGAACGGCCAGCAGCAGCACCTGCCGGCCGGCATCTGGCAGCGCTCGGGCCTGTACGGCGCCGAGGTGAAGCCGGTCTTCCTGTTCACGCGCATGCCGCGCTACGTGGCGCGCTTGAACCTGCCCGAGATCGCCCAGCGCGCCATGAGCGAGCACTTCCCGGCAGCCTTCAGCGCCAGGCTGCAGCGCGCGCTGGCCACGGCCCGTTGAGCTGCCGGCCATGACGCTCGCCTTCCTCACCGTCAGCCGCTACGTGGAAGACACGCTGCGCGCCGCCCCGGCGCTGGCCGCGGGCGACATCCAGCGCAGCCGTGAGCGCCGCGTGGCGGCCGACAGCGATGCGGCCGTGCGCATCTACCCGCAGAACGCCGCGGGCCAGGCTGCGGCCGTGCGTGGCGGCTTTCACCGCTGGGAGTTCGAGCTCAGCGTCGAGTGCCTGGTGCGCGTGTCGCTCACCGGTGCCGATGCTGGCGATGCAGAGGCCGCCGCCGCGGTGCTTGTGCAGGCCGTGTGGCAGCGCCTGGCCGCGGCCGTGCCGCCGGCTGGCGTGCAGAGCCTGCTGAACAACCCGCGCCTGCAGTGGGAGCCCGTTGACGGCGGCGAGCGCGCGCAGTGCTGCGCCACCTTGACCTTCTCGGTGGAGCTGTCCACCAACAACCAAACGCTGGCCCTCTGGGGCTGACCTGGAGATCAACCCATGCCCATCCGCGCCATCCCGGCCCCGGCCGACCCTGAAGCCCCGCCGCTCAGCCCGCCCTGCAGCGGCAACTGGCTGCGCCAGGCTGACGGCAGCCTGCTGCCGGCCGACGAAAGCACCGCACGCGCCGCTGGCCTCTTCGATGAGCCTGCGGCTGCGCCTTCCCCCAGCTTGCCCGGCGCGCCGGGCGCGGAGGCCTGATCCATGTTTCTGCGCAACACCATCGTCCTGGCGGGCCTGGAGTCCACCTACGGCACTGCTGCCACCCTCACCGGCGCTGACGCCATCCTGCTCAGCGACGTGAGCATCCGCCCGCTGGTGGCCAACAACGTCGACCGCACCCTGGTGCGCGGTTTCTTTGGCGGCAACTCGCAACTGGTGGGCACCACCTACGCCGAAGTCACCTGCACGGTGGAGCTGGCAGGCAGCGGCACGCCGACCACGCCGCCCAAGTGGGGCCGCCTGCTGCAGGCCATGGGCTTCGCGCAGACCATCGGCGCAGCCAGCGTCGACTACACGCCCGTCAGCACCTTCGGTGCGAGCAGCTCGCTCACGATGCGCTACTTCCTCGACGGCTTGCTGATGCAGCTCACCGGCGTACGCGGCACCGCCACCATTGCCATGGGCGTGGGCGAGCGGCCCGAGCTGCGCTGCCGCTTCGTGGGCCTGTACAGCGCGCCCAGTGCCGCCTCGAACCCGTCGCCCGACTACACCGCGTTCCGCGCGCCGGTGGCCGTCACCGACACCAACACGGGCGACCTGCTCATCGGCAACGTGACCTACACGGCCGGCAGCGGCACGGTGGGCGGCGGCACGCCTTTCGTGGGCGCTGGCGTGCAGCTCGATCTGCGCAATGACGTGGTCTTCCAGCCGCTGTTGGGCCGTGAGCAGGTGCTGATCACCCAGCGCGACGTGGCCGGCTCCTTCAGCCTGGATCTGGACCCCGCGCAGGTTGTCACGGCCATGGCCGACGTGCGCGCCAACGCGCTCACGGCCTTCGGCATCACCCACGGCACTACGGCGGGCAACATCATCGCCCTGCACGCGCCCAGCTTCCAGCGCATCGACCCCACGGTCGAAGACCTGGACGGCGTGGCCATGTCCGCCTTTGCGCTGCGCCTGCTGCCCCTGGTGGGCAACGACGAGCTGCGCATCGTGGTGCGCTGAGGCGGCGGCATGTTCAGCATCGTCCCCGACCCCACCTTCGCCGCGCCGGTGCTGCTCAGCCGCCCGGCTGCCGCTGCGCCCATCAAGGTGACGTTCACCTTCAAGCACAAGAGCCTGCGCCAGCTCAACGCCTGGCTGGCCAAGGCCAAGAGCTACAAGGACGACGCCGAGTTCCTGGGCGAGGTCATCGAGAGCTGGGGCCCCGAGATCGTCGGCGCCGACAGCAAGCCGCTGCCGTACAGCAAGAAGGCGCTGGCCGAGCTGCTGGACAAGTTCCCTGGCAGCGGGGCCGAGATCCTGCGCGACTACCGGAAGCACCTGCAGGATGCACGCCTGGGAAACTGAAGGCGGCCGCGCGGGCGGTGCTCGAGGGCCCGCCCGACGCGGCCGGCCTGCGTGCATCCGCCCAGGGCCTGGGCCTGGTGCTGGAGCTGCCGCAGCGCCTGCAGCCGCTGTGGGCCGAACTGGTGCCCGTGGTGGAGCTGTTCGCGGCCATGCAGTCGCAATGGGGTCTGGACGCCTTCGGCCGCTTGGCGCTGGACTACGCCGCCTTGCCGGCGGTAGAGCGCCGCGTCGGGCTCAGCCTGGGGCCGCGCCGGCGGCGCCAGCTCTTCGCCGACCTTCGGCTCATGGAAGCCGAGGCAGCCGAGTGGTACGCCAAGAAGCACCGCAACCCTGCGCTGCCCACGCAGCGCGCCGGCAGGGGTAGGCGGTGAACACCGGCAACGACGTCACCATCAAGCTGGGGCTGGACGATGCCGGCCTGCCGGCGCCCGTGCAGCGCACCAACGCGGCCGTGGCCAGCATCGGCAAGACGGCCGAGATCAGCGCGCGCCAGACGGCCGCCGCCATGCGCACGTTGCCGGCCCAGTTCACCGACATCGCCACCCAGCTCGCCGGCGGGCAGAACCCGCTGCTGATCCTGCTGCAGCAGGGCGGGCAGATCAAAGACAGCTTCGGCGGCATCTCGCCAGCTCTGGCTGCGTTGCGGGCGGCCATCACGCCCACCGCCGCCGCCGTCACAGGCCTGGGTGTGGGCGTGGGTGCTGCGGCGCTTGCGGCGGTGCAGGGTGTCGAAGAGTTCAACGCCTACCGCCGCGCCATCCTGCTCACGGGCAATGAGGCCGGCGTCACCGTCGGCAAGCTCGACGCGCTGGCCCGGGCTGCTGCGGCCAGCGTGGGCGGCACTCGCGGCAACGCGGCCGACGTGGCGGCGCAGCTCGCCGGCGCGGGCGACATCTCGCGTGCATCCCTGGGCCCTGCCACCGAGGCGGCCATCGCCCTGCAGCGTGAGCTGCGTGTCGAGGTCAGCAAGACCGTGTCGGCGTTTGCCGAGCTGGGCAAAGACCCGCTGAAAGCTGCCGTCAGCCTCAACCAGCAGTTCAACTTCCTGACTCAGTCCACCTACGCGCAGATCAAGTCGCTGACAGAGCAAGGGCGCGTGGCTGAGGCTGCTGCGGTGGCTCAGCAGGCCTATGCCTCAGCGGCCATCTCGCGCAGCCAGGAAATGGCCGGCTCGCTGGGCCTGCTCGAGCGCGGCTGGCGTTCCGTGCGCGACGGCGCCAAAGAGGCCTGGGACGCCATGCTCGGCCTGGGCCGGGAGCGCACGGTCGAGCAAGAGCTGGCCGACGTGCAAGCCCGCCTGGCCGCGCCGGCGCGCCGTGGGGTGAACCCGCTTCAGTCCGATGCGCGCCGCGAATCGCTGCGCCAGCGCGAGGCTGAGCTGCAGGAACTGCTGCGGCTGCAGCAGCGCGGCGCTGACCTTCAGGCCACGCGAGCGCGTGAGGCGCAGGTCAAGGCCGCTGCCGACGCGCGTGCGGCCGCGGCCGGCAAGGGCCGGCAAGATCGCGAGAAGCCGTACATCCCCGGCGAGTTCGAAGTGCTCGACGCGCGCGACGGTCAGCTTTTGGCCACGCGCCGCGAGAAGGCCGAAAGCGAGCGCCAGGCCTTCTTCGACAACGTGCTGCTGAAAGACACCGAGCGCCAGGCGCAGCGCTTGACCGGCGAGGCCGGTTTCCTGCAGCAGATCTTCGACGCCAACCAGCGCGCAGCAGCAGAGCTGATCGAAAACGAGCGTCAGCGCGGAGAGGCCCTCATCGCGCTGGATCTCGACATCGCCCGCCGGCGCATCGAGGCGCAGGGGCTCAGCGGTGGCGCTCGCGATGAAGCGCTGCGCCTGGTCGATGAGCAGGGCGCGCTTGCGCGGCGCAAGCTGGAAGTGGATCTCCGGCAGGCTGGCGAGAAGCTGGCCGATGACACCGGCCGCGAGCTCTACGCCGACACGCGCGACGCTATCAGCGCGGCGTTCCGCGACAGCAAGAACCCGATCCAGGCCTTCGGGGCTGCGCTGGCCAACACCATCTTCACGCGGGCCAGCGCGAGCCTTGTCGATGCGCTGGCTGCGGCTGCCGTGGGCAGCAATGGCCGCGGCGGCGGTCTGGGTTCGCTCATCCAGCTCATCGGCTCAATGGCCGGCGGTTACACCAACGTCGGCACCCCCTCAGCGGCCAACTACAGCGTCAGCCCCGATCTTGTTGGCCCACCGCCCTTGGCCACCGGCACGAACTACGTGCCGCGCAACATGGTGGCCCTGCTGCACGAGGGCGAGGCCGTCATTCCCAAGCGCTTCAA